TGTGGGCGACATACTGCGGCTTAAAGCATATTCGACAACTGCGTCATCCTTGCTGGCGCAAAGAATAACGCCCACACTTGGATTTTCGTTTGGCTTCTTCACATCGCGGTCAAGTGCTTCGAGGTAAAAATTGATCTGCCCGATGTGTTCCGGCTTGAATTTCCCGATTTTCAGTTCAATCGGGACAAGGCAGGAAAGCGCACGGTTATAAAACAGCAAGTCAATGAAGAAATCTGTATTGCCAACCTGAACACGGTACTCCTCACCGATAAAGGTAAAGTCCCGACCAAATTCAAGTATAAACTGCTTCAGATTTTCGATGATGGCTTTACGGAGATTCTTTTCAGAAAATTGCTCCGGCAAGTCCAGAAACTCAAGCACATAGGTATCGAGGATGCTTTCGCGCACATCATGCGAAACGGATTCAGGCATCGGCTTCTTGGCAGAAATCATCGAACGCTCATAGTACGATGTGCCGATCTGACGCTCCAACTCGCGTTTGGAATAATGTTCCTTCGCACAGAGCGCCATGTAAAAATGCCGTTCATCTGCCGTCTTGGAGCCAGACATAATAAGCAGATGGTTTGTCCAGCTGATTTGTGTCACCAGTGGTGTCACAAATTCATCGTCCTTGTAAGTCTCGTAGAATTGCTTCATACGATAGAGACCGCGACGATTGAAACCTTTGATGTTGGGGTTCTCTTGCGCAATGTATGCGGCAACTTCGTCAATGATCTTATCGCCAAAGCTTGATGCAGAACAAAGCTCTGACAAATACGCACCGACGCTCCAATACATCTGAATAAGCTCTGCATTGACTGCTTTCATGGCGCGGCTGCGGGCGTTGTCGATGATATGGATAACCTCGTCAAACTGTCCCGGATGATGGGTTAATTCATTACTCATGCCTTCGCCTCCCCAAGCATTTTCAGCATTGCTTCCTTCAGCTTTTCGTTCATCGGTGATTCCGGATCGAAGCACATCTCAACAAACTTCCGCAGTTCGGGATTATTCGCATCAACCGGAGGTTTTGCCTCATACAGCTTGCCATGCGGATCATCGCAGCGGGCGAAGATGTAGTCCATTGAAACGTCAAAGTAGTCCGCATACTTGCGCAGAAGCTCAACAGTCGGCGTTGCCTGACCGTTTTCATAGCGGTTGATGCTGGACTGCGTAGAGCCGATCACGTCGGCAAATTTTGATTGGGATAAGCCAATTCCTTCCCGCAATGCGCGAAGACGCATACCCAGTTGTTTCATGCTGTTCAACCTCCAATTCGGGTTAAGTACAGTATAATCAAAATCCGAGCAGATGTCAACCCGGATTTTGAAGCTTTTGCGTGAACATTTCAATTTTACTAGATGGAAAGCATTTTTATTACTACATCATCTGTCATTACAGCCTTTCTATTTGAAAAATCTGCAACCCAATCGCATTCTTTTGCAAACAATTCTTGGCACAAGCTGTTGATATCATGTCCGGCAGACAGACCTTGAATCACATAGCTCAGGAAATCATCTACATATGAATGAAGATTTTCAACAAGAAGTGCCAAATAAGGCATACTATCACCATTGTGAATAATCAGATTTCTATTCCTATAAATTCTCATTATTTGCCACTTTACTCTCTCCGCATGTTTTTCAACAAACTGATATACATCATACGGAGTGCTGAAAACTTTATTGTAATACTCTATACGTTCCCTGAAAAGAGGAAAATCACCGCATTCTGTTAAGAAAGAATCGCGATCAGTTTTATGTTCATTTAGCACAACAAATTCACACAGTTTTTGGATTATCTCAGCCTCATCAGTGCTTTCACCGATAATTTCACGATATTTCTCATCATTATAGTTTTTGAAATCTATGGAAAACTGAGAAAATAGAGAATAAATGTATCTGCGCTTCAAAATTGGGACAAGATACATACACACTTGAACAATTCTATCTGATGTGTGCTTGTTACTAATGTCGAGAATTGATTCAAAAATTGCCCACAAATCAAGTAATTGATTCTCTTTAGAGATACTATCAAGAGAATGAGAATGGAAACGAGCTGCGTTAATAAGCGCTACTCTCTCTCGAACAGATCTTTGATTGTTGATCGCTGTTTCTAAAGTCTCCATATTCTTAACAATTTGTTCTCTAGAAGGCATTTTAACATGCGATACTGCACTTTTTTCTTGCTCAACTCTAAAAAAATCCGAATCACTATACACGCCGCATTTTGCGGTATTTATGTCATATCGATAGTCATGGTTGTTTAATCGATACAGGGAGGCGTTGATAGAAAGTGTTAATCTAGCACTATAGGCAGCTTGATATGGATCTAAAGCTTTTCGATCTATGATTAGATAGGCTTGATTCCTATTTTTTTGTAAAAATACCTTCTCTGCATGCGATTCATACCTTTGTTCAAAACTTCCTATACAAGACAGGTCCTCGATGTGGTCAGTAAATTGACTAATACGTCCTCTGTTTACGATGAACACTACTGTATAGTTGCTGTTTTTGAATGGAAATGCAGAGAAAAAGTCATTAATCACGTTAGGCGATACTATGTCATTATTTGAATTCCAGAAAACATCAAACATAACTTTTTTGATGTAATTTTGGCTGTATCCAAAGTTAATTAGCTCTGTTAACAACGATTTTACAAGGCTGAATAAATCAAGTTGATCCGATTCTTCATTGGATAGAATCTTCTCTATTACTCTGGTCTTTAATGTCTCATAATACTTGTTGTCTTCAAAGAAACGCGAGTCAATTGCCAATATTGCCTTTTTGATCTCGTCATAGTTTAGCTCCGAAACACTAGTGCTAATTCTGTATCGCTCATTTTGGTACTTTACAAAATATCTCAAAGGACTGTTATTAATAAGATCAAATGCTGGGTCTTTTGTCAGGGAAATGTACAATTCTTCGGCTATGGGCTTGAGTGTTCCTTCAGGGACACCGTGTTTGTCGATTCCATTTATAGCGCTAAGGGCATCTAGACAGAGATAATGGCTATTAAGTGTAGATATTCGATTAGACGGAATAGAATAATCAAAAAGGAGTTCATCAACTAACTGAGCAAAAAATAACAAATTTTTGCACGCAGAAATATCTTTCCATTTGACCAGATTACCCTGTTTCATTTATGGTATCCTTTCTGACTCTCAATTTAGCTGTAAGCTTCAGCACACAAAAACATTTGATTTCATACATCCACATCTGCATCCGTATCAAACAGCGCGTCCAGAGCTGCGTTATCAGTGATCGCCTTGACTTTATTCCGCACTTGCACCTTCGCCATATCTAAGCGGTAGAAGTGTTCCTTGCGGTCTGCGCCCACTTTCTTTCGGATAAGCTGAATACGGTTATAGGTAAATTGGTGCTTGTCCGCAAACTCGGCTAAGCCAACCGCCTTTGCCACATTGTCGGTGCGGCTCGGATCGTGCGGCTCCAAGATACTGTACGAATAATCCTCACCGTCCTTTTCGACGATAAGCAGGTCGGGGTACATGGGAAGAATCTTTCCCGCGCTCCGATAAGGGATGCAGAGAGACCAGGGCTTGCGGTCAAGATTTCTCAGCCACGCATACGCGCCTTTTCCGATTTCTTCAAGCAACAAATCATGTTCCCACGCATTGAGCGTAGTTTGGAAAGTGCCGTCCTGTGCGATATAGATGTGTTATAAATGAGCAAATATCTTGAAACTCTACCGCAGTATCATTTTGAACGTGACGATTTTGTAAATACTTTTCGTGAAGTATTCACTAATGAAGAAGTGTTCGACATTGAAGTTATGTGCGGCTACCCCAAAATTACTGATGAATTTATGCTCTGTCGAAATTCTGACGAGTTCTACATTATTCATTTTGACAGCGGCACAATCATTAACTGGTACAAACATTTAGGACGAACCAACACCTGTAATAAGGAAGGGTTCTCTCTTAAAGATTTGAAAGAAATGCTCACACTTCTTAAAGAAGATTTGGAAGGAGAATGGGAATGACATTACAGGAAAAATCCGAGCTGGTTCGGCTGTTGAATCTGTATCAAGCTGACCTTCTCGAGCAGAATCAGAAGAACATCGAGACTGGCAGAACCGAGCATTTTGTTCCCGGTGTGAAAGCACAGTATGAACACGCTCGAATTATCAGCACGAAGATTTCTGTCGAACTCGGTAAGAATATGAAATCGTGGTGGGAGGTGTAGGCATGGACGAACTCAAATTGTTCAAACTTATTACAATGCCCGACCCGGAAGATTCTGACGTTTCCTACGTTTCGGAATATGGTTGGATTGATGATGATTCCTTCTGCGTATGGATTGACTATATGTGGGTTGACGATTTTATGACGGAACTCAAAAACATTTTCGGTTACGGTATGTTCGATGATGGAGCTTTCAATGCAAATATGCAGTCAGACGGTATCTGTATCGACCTGTGCGAAGCTCTCGGAGGATATTTGAACATTGAAGATGTGTTCCCTAAAGAGCATTACAGGCATTGAGGAGGTACAGCATGAAGAATAAACAGCATATCAAACGCTGTCCGATGTGCGGCGGTAAAGCTGGTATCTATCAAGACTACCACGACTTTTACCTCATTCAGTGTAATCAGTGTGGGGTCTCTACCCTACACCGTAAGGACTTGCACACAGCGTTGATGGAATGGAATCGGAGGGTTGACTATGACAAGAAACGATGTACTCGCTGAATACGTCCGCAGTCGTTATCCCGAGATTGAGAAGTCTCTCGACTTTTCCCTGTACAGTTTCGGTGTAACGCTCCGGGAGTTTGGCAGAGCGTGTAAGAAAGCATTGCTCGAGACGGTGGTTGAGACTGACGAATCGGAGGAGTAATGATGTACACAATACAGAATATCAAGACAGGTAAGTTCGTGTATGGTACAGACTACCGCTACTTTCCTCGCAGACAGAGAACGAGCTTCAACCGTATGCTCACCTACGAGGATTTGGAGGACGCACAGAGCGACTTTCTCCACAGGCAGTGTGGGAAAGATTATAAGATCGCTGTCCTCAAAACAGTGGAGGTGAAACGATTGATAGAGCCACCGAAGTCATATAGCGATTTATACAAATCGGATTGAGATTTTATCTAAAACGACATTTAGCAAATCGTCCGAATGAGATTGAAAATCAATCTTTTAGATTTTCGACTTTTGCCCTCCCCGGCTCGCTCAAAGAGCTGGTGAGGTGCAGACATAAAAACCGCTCTCGTTTTACTACTTCATGGGCTGAAAACCCATTTAACACAAATCGGATTGAAACTTTATCTAAAGTGACATTTGGAAAACAATCTGATTTAGATTGCAAAATTATCTTTTTGCAATTTTGACATGAAGTAGTAAAAGTAGTTGTTTTTAAGGTTTTGCGTGTAACTTCCTCTATATAGAAAAATCCCTACTATTAAAAGTTATACGCAAAAACCTGTTTTTAACTACTTTTACTACTGTAATAACAATAAGAATAAGAAAGGAGACTGAAAATGGATATTGATAAGCTGTTAGCAGACAGTGAGGAGGTCAAGGAGACTGTTTCCCCCTCGACTTTGAAGACCAAGGAGACTGTCACTGCTCCGGCAGTAAAGGAAAAGAAGCCTGTTGCAAAGAAAAAGAAACGTGGTGGGAACTCTCCTGTCATTGGCAACAATGGGTTGAATCTTGAGGAGGGAGACAATGCGAAGTTCTTGAGTGTGCAGATGGCGTTGTTTGATATGCCAAGCATTGATATGAACGATGTGTCGGAGGTACAACAGCGACTTTCCGACTATTTCGCATTGTATAGAGACGCTGATATGAAACCTACGGTTGCTGGTATGGCATTGGCATTGAACGGAATGAGAAGACAGCAGTTGTGGGCTATTGTCAATGACGCTCCTACTGGTTCTGCTGGATATAAGGCGGCGTTGCCGCCGGAGGTAGCGTACTCCATTAAAAAGGCGTACTTTTTGCTCGAAAATTTGTGGGAATCCTATATGAACTCCGGCAAGGTCAACCCTGTTGCTGGTATCTTCCTCGGCAAGAACAACTATGGCTATCAAGACAAGACCGAGTACGTTCTCACACCGAACCAGCAGAACGACAACGACTATTCCGCTGATGAAATCCGAGAACGCTACATTGCCGCAGATCAGCAGAAACGACTTTCGGACGGAAGCTCTGACGAGAACCCGAGCGACTAAGCGACTTTCCGACTATCGACTATGAAATCCGCTCCGGGCTGAATTGCCCGGGGCTTTTTCTATGCAAAAATTCACGAAAATTTGAACGGAAGTCCGGTGGTAGGTTTAACGCTTTAATGCAATAAAGCAAATTTTCACCCCGGGCGGCGGTGTTGGTGTGTTCCGGGGTGTTAGTTGGTGTTTCTTTCTATTATATGCGTTTTTCTATCGTTAAGTGTTTGATTTTTTTGTGTGTAACCTCTCTTATAAGGGTCTCTATATAGGGCACTTTTACACAACATATATAAAACACTTAACGAAAAATGTGTATTTAGTTTTGAGTTTTTACACATATAAAAGAAATCAAGAAAATACTTGAAATTTTATCAAGAAAACACTTGACAATCAAGAAAACACTTGATATAATGAAACCATCAAGAAAACACTTGATATAATGAAACCATCAAGAAAACACTTGAATACACGAAAAGAGGTAAACAACATGGAAATCAATATTAAAACACCCGAACAAAAAGAATTTGAAGAAATTGCAAAAGCCCTTGTTGCTATCTATGCGAAACTTGACCCGGACGCAAGACATGAGGTTTTTAGCTATGCGGCGTATAAATACGCACAAAAAGAATCGGAAAAAGAAAGTGTTATTGTATAGTCACAACAAGACAAGAAACAACACAAATAAGATTATATGGAGGTATTCAAAATGAAAATTACAGTTGACGTTAATGACATGAAAGAAAGATTTAAAGCACTTGACAGAGATTATTACACCTATGACGGACTTGAAGTATTACTTGATTATTATGATGAAATTGATGAAAACATGGAGTTTGACGCAATCGCAATTTGCTGTGATTGTACAGAATATGGAGGCGGGGCGGCGTGTAGCCTTGAAGATTTGAAAAATGAATACGGCTATAAATACCCGGTTGAAGAATGGCTTGAAGATGAAGCACTTGAAGAAAATGAATATGATGAAGATGAATACATGGCGGCGTTGGTTGAACGCCTTGAAGATGAAACAACGGTTTTACACGCCCCAAACGGTAACTATATTGTATTTGCTTTTTAATGGAGGTTGAACGATATGAATAAATACAGCTTTACAGACAACAACGGCAAAACGTGGGAACGTATCACGAAAAAGCAAGCCCGGGCGGCTTATAACAACGGTTTAACCGTTCTGTTTTGCCCGGTGAATATTCGCCCGTTTGGTATGTGGGGCGGCGGTGTAGAAATAAATATAAAGCGTGATACCGATATAGGCATACTTGACAAGTGGACAAAAGAAAACAGTTTTGATAGAGCATTAAATAGTTTTGAATTTTATAATTGTATCAACAATGAAACCGGGCGTTATACCGCTTTTTATATCCCGGTTGTAACGGTTGACAGATTCACCGGGGAAACGCCCACGGCGTACACGTTGGGAACAGTGAAACGATATGATTATAGCATTATGGAGGGTTGAAAAATGAAAAAATTTGAAAGTTTATGTAATGAATACAGAGAAAATAAGCGTTTAATTGAAGAATTGACCGCAATGAATGACGAATTGAAAACACAAATACTTGCGATCATGGGAAACGATGAAACGCACGTTGAAGGGGCGGCAAAAGCCACGAACAAAACAGTTGTTTCAAGTCGTTTTGATAGTACAGGTTTTAAGAAAGTATACCCGGATTTGTTCACCGAATACAGCCGGGAAACAAGCTATAAAAGATTTGTAGTATTATAAGGGGGTTATATTATGAAATATATTTTTGATACCGTTGTAACGATGAAAGAATACAATAATAAAAAATGGCGGATTGATTCCGACATTATCACCGGGAAAATGATTGAAGCTGATACAATAGCCGCCGCCCTTGAACGATTCCGGGCGTTAGTTGAAGAAAAACATTATATTTCTATTTCCAATAATGCTATGAAAAATAAAAACCCTATGTATATTGATACTGAAAACGGCGTAAAGCAAACCGGATTTATTATTACTGGAAAAACCAATTTTCAAAACGATTCCGGGCGTTGGGTATCTAATTATATAGATTTATGGGTGAATATTTTAACCGTTGTAGATACTGAATTTTAGGAGGTATAAAGAATTGATAATTTTATGTATTTTAATATTCCCTTTTGTGGTTCTGTCTGATTTATTGAAAATGAATAAATGATTTTATAGCCCCGGTTATATGCCGGGGCTTTTCTTTTGCCCTGTGTGGCGTTCTGTGTGACGCTGTACAGGGCTTTTATATTACAGGGGTACACAGTACCCGGAAACACCAACACAGCCGGGAACACAGCCGCCCCGGTTGGGTTTCCACGTTGGGCGGCTACTCTTTTGCGGTTGGCGTAAAATGTAATCTTGAATAGCCGCCCGGCGTGGTGCTGTGTGATCGTTCCGGGGTTTGGGTTGGGTGTTGTGCTGTGTTGGTTGGGCGTGGTGCTGTGTGGGCTTGTATGCGGCGTTTTAAGGCGGTTTTACTGTGTGGGCGTGTTGGTGTAGGGGTGCGGCGTTCTGGGCGTTCTGTGGGCTGTCTGTGCGGCTGTGGGGTGTACCCCGGTGGGGGATTGACAGGGGCGCACGAGCCGGGAGGGAGTACGCCGAATATTCCCAAAAAAGAAAAAGAGATTGCTTGACAAGAAAACGCTTGACAAGAAAACACTTTAATGATACACTCTGCTCATAGGAGGTGTTCATTATGAATGGACGAGAGATTATTAAAGACATTATGGCAAAATTGAACATTACTAACGCCATGCTTGCAAACAGACTGGGAATCACACCAGCGGCTCTTTGGGACAGAATTGATACTCAACCAAGAAAAGGAAAGCCGAGAAAGGACATACCTGTATCACTTCTATCGGAAATGGTTCAAGTGATGGACTACAAAGTTGCTGTCATTCCGACATCAGCGAGAATCCCTAAAGACGGTTATGTAATAGGAGAATCCAAAATAGATTTAGATGCTCTCCTATCTGATAAGGAGGATTGAATATGAGAAACATTGAAAATGTATTGGAAGAACGAGGTTTATGTTACGATGAATCTCATTTTTGGAATAATGAAATTATAGGCAAAGAAATAACTCGTTTTAACTGGCGTAATATGAAATATAAAGGTCATTTCAAAACAGTTAAGGGTATCAAGCATTTTGATGAATATATAATGGACGAACTTAAAGCTCTTGCAGAGAAAAATCAAATGCTTAACGCTTGCCGTAAGTCGGCTATATAACAATCATATATAAAGCAGTTTGCCACACGAATTAGCAAACACTTAACGGAGGTGATATTGTGACAGCTATCGAAATCGTTCAAGACACCATGCGACACACTGATACGAGCTTATCAGAACTTGCAGAATACGCAGACCTTGGTTCAAAAGAGAATGTGTATCAAATGCTGAAAAGAAATGACTTGAAAGTTGGCTCTTTTGTAAAAATGCTGGAAGCAATGGGCTTTCAGTTGGTGGTTCAGTGCATGGAATCTGATAGTGAAACCATTGTAGATTACGATTAAGAGGTGATTCCATGATTTACGGTTACGCTCGGGTTTCTACCAAGGGGCAAGCTCGTGATGGTAATAGTATCGAGGGACAGACGAAAGCATTGAAAGAAGCTGGCGCAGAACAAATTTTCTGTGATAGTTTTACAGGGACAAAGATTGACCGCCCGGAGTTCGATAAATTGAAAAATCTCCTACTCCCCGGTGATAAATTGATTGTCACAAAGCTGGATAGATTTGCTCGAAGTGCTTCTCAAGGGAGCGAGTTAATAGAGACGCTCATATCGGCTGGAATCACGGTTCATATTTTGAATCTCGGAGTAATGGATAACACTCCAACAGGTAAGCTGATTCGGACAATTATGTTGGGGTTTGCAGAATTTGAAAGGGATATGATTGTTCAGCGTACACAAGAAGGAAAAGAAATCGCTCGCACTAAAGGTGTTCGGGTTGATGGTAGACCGAAGAAAGAAATTTCTATTGAAGAATCCCGGCGGCTTTTGAAATTACAGAGAGATAGAAAAATCAGTGTCAATCAATGCTGTGCTGAACTTGGCATCAGTAGAAGCTATTGGTATAAAGAGATTGCTAAGCAATCTATATAGTGCTATACTATAACAACAGGAGGTTTGAAATTATGGTTACTAATAATATAGAGGTTGATGTGAAGGTGAAGCTCCTCGAAGCTGGCAAGACCCAACAGCAGTTGGGTGAGGAAATCGGCACTACTGGACAGTATGTAAATCGTATTATGAAAAAACCAGAAATGGTTATAAATAAGACCTTTGTTAAAATGCTGGAAGCATTGGGTTATGATATTCAGCTCACCTATGTTCCCAAAAAGGAGGTATAAGACGTGAGAAAAGGTATGTATTCTGCCGGAGAAATTATTCTGATGATTCTCGCATTGCCATTTGTGGTGTTATGGGAGCTTATCAAAATAACAGGTAAGAGGTGGTAAACTATGAAGAAAATGAAAATTTTATTCGCAATCATTGGTATAATTCTTATTCTCGAAGGTGTCAATACAATTTATAAAGGGACACACGAAGAAAATGAATCTACTAATGTTTCTGTTGGGGAATCAGTTTCTGATAAAAATGGAGTGAGTTTTTGCGTAACTTCGGTCAAAGATGTAACTTCCATCGGTGAGAATTGCATCACAGATGGCAATTTTGTTCTGTTGACAGTCAAAATCAATAACACCGGGAAAACCCCATACGATGTGAACACTTTACGTTTCAAATTGATTGCTGACGATATGGAATATGAATACTATTCGGACGCTCTATTTTCGTTAGAAGACGCAATGTACATGGACACCATCAATCCGGGCATAGCGAAAGAATATGAAATTGTCTATGAAACACCTTTCGCTCATACGGAAAAAGACACTAAATTGAAAATATTGGATAATGCTTATTCAAGCGAAGGTATTTTTATCAATTTGAATTAGTATTTGATTTAGAGGGTGCGTTATCGCACAGAGAGTAAATTCTCTGAACGGTAACGCACCCTCTTTTTGTTTACGGAGGTATCTATGAAAGAATTACTTGAAAGAATCCTCGGGCAGATTCAGCAGACCCCGGATAAGGTCAAAGCCTATGAGGATTTGTACTATATCTGTCTCGAGACCAAAAAGACAGACATTTCGATGGCAGTGGAATATCTGAAAAAGCTCTCTGATTCCATCGAGAGCCGGATTCCGCAGTCGGCAACAGACAAAGAGCTTCGCTCCCTGTTCATGCTTCACAAGAAGGTTCTGCTCGCCGCCGCTCCGTTCGATTTTGAGAGTTATCTTCTCTATGTCGAATGGGAGCGTGAGCCGGACAAGAAGTTCTATGTCCCTCGCCGAGAGGTCATGCGCCCGGTTGTACAGGCAATGCAAGATTTGATTGACGATAGGCTGGACTTGCTGACGATTTCCATGCCCCCCGGTACTGGCAAGTCCACTCTCGGTATCTTCTTCCTGTCATGGGTCATGGGTCGATTCCCGGATTCACAGTCCCTTGCTTCCGCTCACTCGGGTATGCTGACACGCTCCTTCTATGATGGTGTGTATCAGATTATCACGGACAGTGAGTACCTGTGGGCTGATGTGTTCCCGGGAGTACAGATGGCGGCAACAAACTCCAAGGAGGAAACTATTGACCTTCACAAGAAGCACCGCTTCTCTACTCTGACCTGTCGAGCAATCAACGCTTCACTGACTGGTGCTACCCGATGTGACAAAATCCTCTACGCCGATGACTTATGTTCCGGCATTGAGGAAGCTATGAGCAAGGAGCGATTGGATAAGCTGTGGAGTGCCTACACCAATGACCTTAAATCCCGAAAAAAGGAAGGTGCGAAGGAAATCCATATCGCTACCCGGTGGTCTGTCCATGATGTTATCGGTCGATTGGAGAATCAGTACGGCGGCGATTCTCGGGCAAAGTTTATTGTCCTTCCGGCACTGGACGCAGACGGCGAAAGCAATTTCAATTACACCTACGGTGTCGGATTCAGCCGCCACTATTTCGAGGATATGAGGAACAACCTTGATGAAGCGTCTTTCAAGGCTCTGTTTATGAATCAGCCTATCGAGCGTGAGGGTCTGCTCTACGATGTGGACGAACTGCGCCGATATTTTGAGCTTCCAGCAGAAGACCCGGACGCTATTATCGGTATCTGCGATACTAAGGACAAGGGTTCTGACTACGCTTTCCTCCCGGCGGCGTATGTGTACGGCAATGATTATTACATTGACGATTGTGTCTGTGATAACAACTTGCCGAACATCGTGGACGCTCGGCTGGTGGATATTCTGCTCCGCTGTAAGGTCAAAATGTGCCGCTTCGAGAGCAATTCCGCTGGTGGGCGTGTTGCCGAGAAGGTACAGAACGAGGTCAAGAAGCGTGGCGGTATCACTCGTATCACGACCAAGTTTACCACCGCCAATAAGGAGACAAAAATCATCGTCAACAGCGCATGGGTCAAGGAACACTGTCTGTTCAAGGACGATAGCCTGTATAAGCGTCAGAGCGATTATGGTCGCATGATGGATATGCTCGGCTCGTACACCGTGGCTGGTAAAAACAAGCACGATGATGTTCCCGATGGTATGGCTATGCTGGCAGAGTTCGCACAAAGTCTGTCCGGCGCAAAGGTGGAAATCTTTCAGAGACCGTGGTAACACAGCTCGTATGAGTTATCCACACTTTCCACATAATTATTAACATATTGTGTGTTGGTGTATTGACTTCTACTATATCTTGTGTTAGAATGATATGGTAAAAGGTACGAGTTTGAATGGGTGCATGATTGCACGAGGTTATTAAGACCTCAAGCAGTCATGCACCCATTTTTTATTTTGCGGAAAGGAGGAACGAACGTGGCACATCAAATTGACGAGAGCAAGGCTCTAAGTCAGACCCGGTTTATGAGCGGTCGGCGTGTTATCAAGACCAGCGTGACGGAAATCACGCAAGAGAATGTGACCGATGTTCTGCGAAAGGCTCTCGCTACCCACGAGTTGAACCGCAGTGAGATTGACTACCTGTGGAAGTATTACCGTGGAGACCAGCCTATCAGACACCGAGTTAAAGACGTTCGCCCGGAAATCTGCAACAAGATTGTAGAAAACCGAGCAAATGAGATTGTCTCCTTCAAGGTCGGCTACTTGTGTGGTGAACCCATCTTCAACGGTACTTGTTCTGATTCTCGTTGGTCTACATGGGGCAATGGTGCAGACCGTACCGCAAGACTGAAAGCCGCCGGATATGACCCGGGTGCTGTACAGGCAGAAGTGAACAAATTGTTTTAGAAGTAGTAAAAGTAGTTAAAAATCGGTTTTTGCGGTAACTTTTACTTATACGCGCGTATTCTATCAAAAGTTATACGAAAAAAGCTAAGAACCACTACTTTTACTACTTCACCCACCACATTTAAGGAGGAATTTACTATGATTAACTGGAAAGTGCGTATCAAAAATAAGAGCTTTTGGATTGCCCTTATCCCGGCTGTGCTGTTGCTGGTACAGGTGATTGCCGCTGTGTTTGGTTACACCCTCGATTTGGGTGAACTGGGAGACAAGCTGTTGGCTGTTGTCAATGCCCTGTTCGCAGTCCTTACCATTCTCGGTATCGTGACTGACCCTACGACCGCTGGTATCAGCGATTCCAAACAGGCTCTCGGTTATGACACGCCAAAAAAGGACGCAGATTAACCTACGTCCTCAATATGATAAACAAATCCGAAACAGTGTCTCACGAAAAAGAATGAGTTCGGATTTGCACTATTTGGTGGAGCCGAGGAGAATCGAACTCCTGTCCGAAGGCAACTTGACAAGACTTTCTTCGAGCGCAGTTTGTTATTTACATTCCCTCAACCATGCGGAAACAAACACCCTCATGGAATCAGT